TGCTCGAGGTGCTCGTGCCAGACGGGGCACCGAGGTTCACGACGTGCGTGGTGCCAGTGGCCCACACGCCAGTGAAGGTGGCAACACGGATCGACGGCGACGCACCGACAGTGTCCCAAGGCCGGTCGATGCTCGGCCCAACTCCGTCGCGGTTGCCAAACTCAACAACGCGGACTGCTCGAGCGATACGCTCGGCCGCCGGCCTCGTGAAATTGACCGGGTCGGCCATGACTCACACCACCTCGGTCGAGCAGACCGCAATCGCCGATGTGACTTGCGTATTGGGCACAGCCACGTTGACCGTGCCAGACAGAAGGACGGCCGTGCTTGCCGTCACGGCAGAAGACCAGGCCGTCGCAGGCGTGTGCGAGGACAGGTGCAGGATGTACTTGTACCGTCGCGGCGTGGCATTCTGCACGTGCTCTTCGGGGCTGTTCTGGAACGACGTTCCGTAGGTGAAGGTGATGAGCCCAGTACCGTTCGTTGCGTAGCTGAACGCAGGCGAATTGGCCGCAGCGAACGATCCGGCAGGCGACAGCTGCTTGAGCGGTGAGTTGGCAGCGTATGTCGTAGTGCCGTCTGTGGTGCCCAGCGAAAACACAGGAAACGATGTGCAGGTGAATGTGCTGGTGTTTCCGGCACACAGCGTCACACGGACGCCGGCTGTTTTTCGATCAGCGATAAAGACGTTTTGCGTTGCCATATGTCACGTATCGACGTTGGACGGAGGCACCTCAAACAGAGCACCGAAATCGGACTCAGGGTAAATCCTGTATTCAATTACTTCGGGTGGGCACGCACCGGCGTTGTCGCCAACGTCCTGCGCCTCGTGAGATTGGCTTTCGCTGTACTCGTAAGTCACGGCCTAGCTCCCAAAATAGTCAGTGCCATCGTCTGGATAGCTTGTGTCCCCGCCATAGTCAGGGGCTCCATCCTGGCCTGGACCGCACAAGAACCCACCGGCCGCATTTAGTGCAACGGGGTGAGGCGATGCGACCTTGGAACGCTGGCCGTCCTGCTCAACGTACGTCCACGCACGCTGCTTTTTCCCATCGACAATGACATTCCATCCAACATTCGGAAGGAACAGGTTATGAGTCGAGGAGCGGTAGACGAGGTCAATCGAAAGCCGCCAAAACCTCTGCACGATCCCCTGCCACTCAATACTGTCAGGAGATGCCGAGAAGCCGACGAACTGCACGGTGTGCCGGGGGAAGCCGGCCCATGCGGCATTATTGATCGTGTTGACGTACTTCTTGAGGTTGACGAGATCCAACCTCAGACGCGAACTGGTGAGTGTGATCTTGAGCTCAGCCTCGGCCCTAGAGATCCCGAAAATGGCGTCGCCTGCCGTGTTAGTCAGCGGCACGGCCATGTTTTTCTGATTAACGGGATTGTTAAACGGGTAGTGCTCAGTGCAGGCGACGCTGGCGTTGGTGCTGCCAAACGTCCACACGTCAGGCTGAAGCCACGGCGGCTGCGAAGGATCCCCTTCGGGGTTGTCTTCGCCCTCGGGTATGCCGTAGCTGTAGGTGACGGTGACGTGCTGACGATCCGTCTCCTCGGCAGAGATTCCGTCGCACGAGAGCGTGGAGTGATCTGGGTGGCCGTCGCCGTGCTGGATGCCGATGGTGTCGATGACCGTTGATGTGGCCGTGGGCTCATCAACCGTCGCCACGTAGACACGGCCCGCAGTCGGCTTGCCGCCGAGGCGGTGCTCAAACGTTCGCGGCAGGATTTCGCGGTACCCGAGGACTGCCATTTCACCCACCCAAAATGTCTACGGTTTCAGCGTTGTTGCCGACGCCGGCAATCTCGCGGCGGATCGCCTGCAGTTCCTTGAGTTGCTTGCGGTACTCCTGCAGGGCCGGGTCATCGGCCTGGTCTTGCGAGAACCGCTGCAGGGCCGCGTATCCGCTGGCCGTCCTTGTGTCCTCGAGTTGCAGCAGTTCAGTGCTTGGCCTTGCCAACGCAGCCAGCCGCCGCTCGTCAAACTGCTCTCGCAGCTTGGCGTATTGCGTCTCAAGCTTGGCACGCTCTTCGGCAGCCTTGCGTGCACCGCTGGCAATGTCCTTCTCGCGTGCCATCGCCTGGTCAAGTTGGGCTAGGCGGCGAGTGCCAGCGTCGACGGCCTCTTGATTTGCAGACTTGCGGGCCTCGGCGATCTCCTGCTCAGTGCGGAGGATGTCGGCCTGGATGGCTTCAACCGCCTTGGCGGCGTTAGCGCGCTGGCTGTCGCCGCCAAAATCCTGCTCAATCTGAAGTCTCTGTATAGCAGCGTCCGCATCGCTACGTGCCTTGTCGGCCGCCTTTCTCGCCTGCTCGGCCGCCTTATTGGCTGCATCCTCTTGGGCCAGCAGCGAAACGGTTGATGCTGTCGCGGATGACTTGGCGGCAGCCTGCGTGTCAGCGGCAGCCTTCTTGGACGCGGAAGAGACGCCGCTCAGCTGGTCGATGACGCCAGACAGAAAATCAAGCGTTCCAGACACGACGCTTGCAACAAGTTGAATGCCGCTGGCAATGACGCCGAACAGCGGAGACAACGCAGACGCAACCGAATAGACGAACTCAAGAGCGCTGCCGATGCCGCGAATGACGCTTGATGCCGTGGCAGCGATAGCCTCAATGTCGAGTGAAGCCAGGAAGCCGATGAACTGCTCGGTGGCTTCGGTAAGGGCAGGCGACAATTCTGCCAGGATCTTCTGCCCAACAAGTTCGATGGACTTGCCTGCCAGCTGGAACGTATCGCCCAACTCATTGACGCGGCCAACCTGCAGATCAGTTAGACCGCCGCCGAACTGAGCCAGAAATTCACGCGACGTGGCGAGGTTGCCTCCCAACTCGCGGAAAACTGGCAGCAGTTCCGCTCCGCTCTTGCCAAAGATGGAAACGGCTGCGGCGGCACGCTGGGCAGGATCTGTAATGCCATTGATGGCATTGGCAATCAGCGTAAATTGCTCAGAAGACGAGAGCCCTTGGAAGTCAGAGGCCGATAGGCCGATGGCAGACAAAGCCTTCACGGCTTCGGCACCGCCCTGGCTCGCCTTAGCAATGGCCAGCTGGGCTTTCGTGAACGCTTTGCCGAGCGTGTCGGTTGAAACGCCAGCCAAGTCAGCAGCGATCTGCAACTCCTGCAGCTGCGAGTAGCTGATGCCGAGCTCGCGGGACAGGTTGGCAGTCGATTCAACAGCGTCAAAAGCGCCTTGAGCAAAACCAGAAAACGTGCTGAACACCGCCTGGATGCCGTCGATAAACACACGACCAACGGCGAGCGTCTTCAGAACGCCAACGTCGCTTGCCGTTTTCTTGGCGGCTAGGCCGAGCTTCTCGAGCTCAACAGCAGCGGCATTGACGCCTTGGGCCATGCCCGTAGCGGATGCAGAGATGTTGAAACCTAGAGCAATCGTGGCCATGGCTTATTCGTGTTTCAGGTCGGCGGCCATTTGCCGCAGCACGTCTGTGATCTGCGTCTTGTGTTGTGGCTTCTTCTTCAGAATCGGTATGAAATCATCTGGCTCTGGCACATCGCCACGCCTGCAATATGGGGCCAGCATGGCCGCAGCCAGAGTGCCCGTCTGTTCCCACTCTCCTCCGATTGGCTCAAAGTACGTGTGCTTCGCCAGCCACATCCCGAACTCGCGGCTATCCATCCGCTGAAACAATTCCCGCAGGGTCATGCCCAGGTGCCCGGCCAGCCGCATTGCGAAGAGCAGCGTAGGCCGGGCGTTCATTCCCCCGCCAGTTCGTTCACGTCCTCCATGCTCATGGCGTTGTGCTTCATGGCCCGATTGAAAAGCCGATCCACGACCGCAATCGACTTGCCGGCCAGCTTCTCAATCTCTGAATCTGTGAACAGGCGGCTGCCGTCCTTGTCGCACAGACATCGGGCGAGAAACTTAGAACGGAAGTTCTGCACGCCACGTTCTTTGTTGGCGAGCCACTCGCACTCGTAGGCGTCACGCTCACCAACGGTCATCACCCGGATGTACACGTCGCCGCCCCACTCCTTTACGTGCACCTTCAGCACGTTGAGGTCGCTGGCACCGAGAATCGCATCTTTGGTCAGATCCATGACTACTCCTATTGATCGAGAATCTTGAGCGACACGGTGTAACGCGTGACGCCGTTGAGCTCAGCGTCAACGCTGAGCGACTCCCATACTGCATAGGTAGTCAAGGCGCAGCCACCGCCGGTGATCGTGAGTTGCTCACGGTCGCCATTGTTAGCTGTAGAGATGCCCGTGGCACCCAGGCACTGGATAGACACAGTGCCGAGCTCGTCGGTCCACGGCTCACTGCGGCCCTTGGCCCCGCCTCCGCCGTGCGACCACGACAGAGACTGCATCTCTCCGAACGTGACGCCGCCCCACGTTGCGGTGATTCCTGTGCTGTACGTGGCCACGGCAGCCCTCCGTGGCGATTAAGCCAACGAGAACTCGGCCGAGCCACGGACAACGTCATTGACAGTCAGCGTCACGCTCGAGGAATTACAGGTGGCCGTGGCACTCACGCTTACGCCGCCAGTGATTGCAAGCGTGCCGGTCGCATTCTGGGCGATGACATTGTTGCCGATGTACTCAATGCTGACGGACTTTCCGGTGTCCGTCGTGCCGGCCGAACCGACGAGCGGCCGAGACTGCGAAAGGACCGACTGGCCAGTTGTCTGCCCGAGATGGGAGATGTCGATGGCATCCGTTCCGCCGCCGCCCGTGGCACCGAGCGTGTAGGTGATGCTGGTGACCGTGTAGTTCACACCAGCAAAAGAGAACGTCGTGCCGGAATCATGGGGCGTGACGGCCATGCCTTAAATCTCCTGCCAGAGTACGTCGTAGACCTGTGTGATCTGGTACGCCGGCGGCAGCTCTGCCCCGCCGAGTGAAACGAAATCGTCGGACTCGTTTTCGAGCGACGCCTGCTTCACTTCTGTATTGTTCGACGTTCCGCCGTATCCATCCAGAACGAGACGCATCGCGTCTGCCACCTCGCGGGCCTGGTCGTACGTGCTGCCGTAAATGGCGTATTCCAGCGTCAGCTTGGGCGTGCCCATCGGGCTGCCAAGCGTCTGCTGCCGCTGGATGCCCATGCGACGCCACGTCACGAACGGCATGGCCGCAGAGGCTGGTGCCACAAGCGGGTAAATGCGTGTGCCAACCAAGTTGGTCACGGCGGAATTAGCCACCAGTGCCGAACGGAGGACGGCTTCAGGGTATTTCATGGGCCGAGGTCCTTGAGGCTTTTGCGGTATTCCTGCTGGGCCTTCTCAAGAGCCTTCCGCATTTCGGTGTCGAGAATGCTTTGCATCTGAGACTTTGACGAATTGAACGCACGCTGCAGCGGACGGTACGCCTGAATGCCACGCACTGGGCCGGTCGCTATGAAGTCCACAGGATAGTTGCCTCGCCCATTCGCCTTGAACGGGCCGCGGCCAGAAAACGACGATAGGATCCCGCTGCGGTTGCTCGACGCCTCAAGGTAGTTTTCCCGTCGCGTGCGAACTCGGCCTCCGAGCAGCACACGCCCACGACGCTTGGAGCGTGTCTTGAGCCCTGGCGTTCTCGGCTTTGTGCCGAACTCGACGAGGTGCGAGTGGTATGCCCGATTCGGCCCCTTCAGCACAGTGCCGGCGTTGAACGCTGGCGTGGCGCTCTTCTGGCTCTTGCTGTTGGTCGGCCGACGAGGGCCGACAACGATCACACTCACAGGCAATCGCAGCCTATTGTTCGTGTACTTCCGCTCGGCCTTACTGACGCTCGCACGCAGGTTGCCTGTCACCTCGCCAAGTTGGGCGTAGTTGTTTCGCAAGGCTTCCATGCCAGGCTTTGCAGCCTTCCGCAGTGCCTTCATCTGGTACTTGAGGCTGATTTCCTCTGGCAGCTTCTGCAGTTTTTCGACAACCTCACGCAACGGCGCGACAAGGCCGAGGTCGATGCCGCCCTTGGTGGCACGCTTGCCGAGACGGATCTTGATGAGCGGCTCGTTGGGGGCGGCCATTAGGGCAAGGTCTCTTGGCAGATGATCTCGTGCTCGCTGCGGTTGCCGTGCTCGAGCAGGCTGACGATGTCGAGCGTCCGATTGCGCCACGCCAGCCGCATGTTCTGCGTGAGCCCAGGCAGGTAACGCATCCGCACACGGTGTGTGACGCCAATCTCCTGCTTGCCCATGCCAAGCGACTCACGGGCCGTCACGCCTTCCACGCTGGCCCACACGGCCGACGAGTTGCTCCAAGACAGCACCGTCTCGCCGAAAGTGTTCGTGGCACCGCTGGCAATCTGCACCGTGACACGCTCGCGGAGCTTGCCGGCGTCGATCATCGGTAGGAGCCCCAGCGTTGCGAGT